CTGCTGAATCAGGCAGCACGATGCCGCCGCTGGTTGTCGTCTGCTGTTCCACCACATCGAGGATGATCTGGTCACGAATCGGTTCAAGCATATTGCTCCACCACCTTGAAGCTGATTTTCTGGCTGAAAAATGCGTAGTCTTCACCGGATTCAGGAAGGTCGAATGGACAGTCCTCAACCGTGATATCTGAGAACACAAGTTTCCCGTCATCCGGGTCGAAAACAAGTACCCGGCGCACATCCTTGAGCAGGTTCAGCAGGTCATCCACCGGGGTATCTGAATCCTTGGTGCTGACGGCGCCATCAATCATCAGCGTCACCACATCCGTGATGTTTGAGTTGCCCGGCACGGACCCTTCAGGTTCAGCCGTGGCCGGTCGGTATGCCAGCACTGGAAACTGTACTTCATGCCGGTTGCGGCCACGGAAGATCATCTCCAGCCAGCCGCGTTTAATGCTCGGGTTGCTGTTGTAGCCGTTGGCGGTACTGATTTGCTCCAGCCGGCGCTTGATTTCGTCCAGTGCCGGTATGATGTCGCTGGTTTGGTTCATGTATTGATCGCCTTCATGAATTGTTGCTTGGCTTCGCTCATGGCTATGGGGGCCACCCTGTCCCTGGAGTCATGGAAGTGCTGGTTTGGCGATGGACCATACAGGGCCTTGAAGCGGAGCTGTTCTGCCCGGTTAAACCGGCCTGAGCTTTTGCCGCCGTGCTTGAAGTCACGGCGCTCACCTTTCTGGTATTTGACCAGCCGCTCTACGATCAGGGGCTTGCCGTTTGATTTGGCCCTGGGGATCACAAAGGCATTGCGGATCACCCCGCCACTGCTGCCACGGCGGACGTTCAGCTTGACCCCTTTTCGACCAGGCATGATGCGGTAGCGGAAGTTGTCCGCTCGGGTGGCCCGTGCCCGGGCACCAACTACGGCCTCGGCTCGCCCGGGAGATGCCCGGCGCATGACCTTGATCTTCCCGTTGATATACTGAGAGTTGATCTTCAGATAGCTGTTCCACTCCTCCTTGGTGAGGTCCACAGCCCTTTCAGCCGCCGTATTGACGGCGCTGGCCAGGGCGCTTTCAACCACGTATTCACGCGCCTCAAGCCGGTCCGTTATCAGCTTCAGGTCGTTGGTGTTGAATACGTGTGCATTGCTGCCAAGAAAGATCGCCATGCTGCCACCCTGGTCATGTTCTGATAGGGTATTTATATGGCAAAACCTGAGGGGTGTCTGTGAGACAATGCCCCTGATTAGAAGAAATGGAGGCTCAAATGAAGAAGGAGTTATTGCTGTCATTGCTGCTGGTTGCGCCAGCTGTGGAGGCGGGTGTTTATGCATGTGATAAGGACGGCCGGAAGGTGTACCAGAGCACCCCATGCAACCCGGGTGATCGCCCGGTTGATATGACGCCGCACAACACGATCGAAAGCCCGGCCAGCGCCAATCCGCGTTCGCCAGAAAAGATCCTGAAGGATGTGGAGGAAAGAAGGGCCAAAGGGCGCGAAATAGTTGAGCAGCGGGCAAAGGAGGCACGCCAGCGCCGATTGATAAAAGAGGCTATCAAAAACAAACAGGTCATGATCGGTATGACTAAGAATGACGTGATTGCCTCCTGGGGGCGGCCTGACGATATAAACCGCAGTATCAGCGCCAGCGGTACCAGTGAACAGTGGGTTTACGAAAGGGGGGATTACAACTCCCAGTATGTGTACTTTGACAACGGTGTTGTCTCATACATCAGCGATTAATCCTCGCCAACAATGAAGGTCCGCTTGGATACGGTCTCGTCCTTGATGGCTTCCAGGGTGTAGGTGATGCCGGTGTCTTCGTCATGGAGTTCGTCCCCGATCTTGGGGTCGCACTCGCTGCGGTCAAATACTGCGGTGGTAACCAGTCCGCCGAAGATGCCATCCTGGTACAGCTTTACCTGGGTGTTGATAACAACCTTCAGGCCCGGTGTGGCTTCCCCGGTGGCGGTGTTGGTGAGGGTGCAGGTGTGGCCCAGGGCGTCATGCACTACGCCCCGGGCATCTGCCATTACTTCATCCAGAATGGACATTACAGAGAGATGCCATCCAGTCGAACTTCGGCTTCGGTCGTGCCGGCTTCCAATGCATGCATGAACACGCCGATCTTGGTGTTGCCGCTCGCCTCGGTGGTTACCTCACCGTTAGCCGCATCCCAGTATGCAGTGTCAAACTGGGCAGGTGTGGTGGTGCTGGTCTTGGGCAGAGCGTAGACGCCGGTGGTGGTGCCCTCGCATTCGTAGCCTTCTGCGGCTGAGAATACCGGGATGACCACCAGCTTGTTTACCACCAGCGGGATGCCTGAGGCAGCGCCACCGGTGGGAGCGATGAAGGTTACAGTATCGCCACGCTGTACAAAGTTTTTCATGTGTTTGCTCCTGTATTCGGGCTAAGGGGCGCTTACGCGCCCGCTGCCTTGGCCATGCCGCGCCAGTCGATCAGTCCGGCACCAAAGTCTTTGCGGACCTTGACAATCATGCCGTCCGCATCGGTCTGGTGTACGACTTCGGTGTACATCTCTTCCTCACCATCAAGGAAGGCGTACTCGAAGGTGTCGATCATGCTGCTGAATGCGTACCATGCCTTTTCAGACACTGCGTCCAGGCGCGGCTCAACGATGATATCCATGCGCTGACGCGGGGCCTGATCGGAGACCTTGGCAGCCAGAATGTTCGGCATCAGCAGGTCTTCTGCGTCAGTTTCCAGCCCGGTCGGCACAGCAATGGCACCGAATTCCACGTTCATGTAGTGGCCGTCCAGTGTTTTCTGCTTGCGGCCCAGCTCACGGAGCTTGGACAACGCGTCTTTCGACAGGGCGGATGGTGCGCCGGTCATCAGGTTGCCATGATCGGCATGGAACAATGCCTTGCCGTCAGACATCTTGATGTTGGCTGCCTTGCCTTTGAGGAAGTCATAGTTCAGCAGCAAGCCCCATACGATGTCGTTTTCCAGCCGGGCGCCAGCCGGGCCAAACATGCGGGGCACTCGGTCCAGTGCGCTCATGTCGTCATTGATGAGCATCTGGCGGGTGAAGGCGATCTTGCGAGCAAAGGTGCTGATCGCATAGCTTTCCTTGTGCTCTGAGAAGGTACCTTCCTTGTATTCCCCGCCTTCGCCCAGCGGCAGCAGGCTCGGAGCGTCACCCAGCCGGTACAGGTGCTTCTCACGGAAGTCTGTGGCAGTTGACCGACGACCCAGGCTCTGGAAGGTACGCGGGGTCTCCCGGTAGCTGTCCAGCAGGTTCTTGTTCATGACGTTTTCAAGAATCAGCGGGAAGTCGCTGGTGGAGTGCATGGCGCGGGTTGCCACTCGGTGCTTGGACATGCCGCGTACTTTGACACCGCGGGCCACCAGCAGCTCGCGGGCAATGTCGTACAGGCCCATGCCGGTGAATTCCCGGGCTGCGTCTGTCACTTTCGCATCTTTCACGCCTGCGCGATAGGCGATGGCTTCCTCGGCGCCACGTACCAGAGTTTCGGTCTGGTCTTGGCGTTCGTCCGATTCAAAGCTGGTCGAGCCGTAGGACTTGATCGCTTCTGCTTTGCGGGTTTCTGCCATTTTGTCGAGCACCTGGGCGCGGAATTCGTCCAGGCCAACACCGCGGTCAAAGGCGTCGATGGCAAAATTATCCTCCAGCCCGGCTGCACGTACTGCATCCAGCATGGGCTTGAGGGCGGAACGGGCCTGAGCCGCAACCTGTTCAGGATCAACTGCGCGATCCTGCACGCGATCCTGCTGCTGCGGTTCAGCCTGTGCGGTGCGCTGTCCTTCAGCAGGATTCTGGCCCTGCTGACCTTCTTCGCGCTTGTCGTCTACAGGTTTCGGCATTGCTGTTACCTCTTCGATTGTCAGTGTGACTTCGTGAGTTTCGATATCACCACGCTCGGCCTCACGCACTCCGTTCGTGGTTTCAAAGCTGACCGGTACGATGGACAGTTCCAGCGGTTCCCAATCAACTGCTTTGCGCTTTTCGATCTGGCCGTCTTTCGTTGGCTTGGTTACCTGGTATTCGTGGATGCGGTAACCCAGGGATACATGGCGAAGGATCCCGTCCGCCACGTCATCGAATACGGACTGCTGGTTCTTGGAGAAACGGCATGTGCCCACCAGTTGGCCGCTTTCGATGCGCCAGTCTTCGGTCACTCCGAGCACTGCGCCGATACCAGAGTAGCGGTCGTGGCTGTCCAGAATGCTGAGCCCCTTGTTCAGGCGCTCTGCACGAATCGCCTTTTCGCTGACTTCGAGCGATTCTTCAAATGGGTCTGACCAGAATGACTGCCGAACTCCGGCTTCTCCGGTGGTGAACACCACTTCGACTGTCATGTTCTCCCGATCAACTGTTTCGGGCTTGAAGAATGCCTTGCCGCGAAGGTTGGGCATCTTCTCTTTTCGTATCGGCATTGCGCTTCTCCCATGCTTGATGCTGTATATTTTTACAGTTATTCATCGGGGGTGTCTGTGGTTTTGTTGTCGGTTTTTTTGTTGCTGCTGGCCGAATCGTTGTCGTCCAGCTGGTTGCCGGCGTAGCTGAATTTGCTCGGGTCGAAGTCGAACGGCAGGTCGCCCATGACCTCTTTCGCTTCTTTCCAGGCGGTGATGGCTTCCTCGAACTTCAGGCCATACTTCTGCGTGAACTGCTGCGGTGTCATGGCACCGGTGCGAACCTTGCGGATGTCCACTTCGAGGTCTTCTTGCGGGTTCACTGCGCTTCGGTGCGGGACTATCCAGTTCCGCGATATGGCGGGCTTGCCTGCTATGACTGTGTACAGTTCATCAAACCAGTCGTGGATCCGGTCCAGGCCCGGAATCATCATGAACTGCTGCCAGCGGTCCAGGTTGGTGTAGAACTCTCCCCGCGCCAGCCGTCCAGATGCCCATGTGACTTTGCTGAAGTCGCCTGTCAGCTGTTCGCGGGTGACGCCTACGCCAACGGCTATGTCCTGCACTATGGATGAGTTGAAGTCAGCCGACTGGTTCATGTTGGGCGGGGTGATGGTTTTCACCTCGGAGTTCGCGCTGGTGTAGGCGATCATCCCCGCTTCGATCTCGGTGAATTCGTTGCCGTCCACGTCACGGATGCCGGTGTGTTGTGAGTCCAGCCCCATGGTGGAGTCCGGCTCCTGAATCAGGATGCCGAAACAGGCTGCTATGCGCTGTTGCAGCAGGGCCGCGTCTCTCCATTCCTGCCGCATGTCTACCAGATCGGCTATCGGGTGCAGCCAGCTGACGCCCAGGTGCTGACCGGGGCGGTCTTTCCAGTAGATGTGGACCACATCTTCCGCTGTGAAAAACTGGCTCTCTTCTCGGTAGTAGTGGCCTTGCAGTTTGGTCTTGAGCCAGTAGCCTGTGATCTGACCGTCTCGGTCAAACTGGATGCCGTTTACGATCTCGCCATCGTCTTCTACCTTGCCTGTCTTGGCTTCGTCCAGGTATTGCTGTTCCAGCGTTTGGAGGACAAGGGGGAATTTCAGGGCCTTGTTTACGACCCGGCGAACGAATACACCGCCAGATTCCACGACAGTGGCGGCCCACAGGTGCTGGAGGCCCCAGAAGTTGGTGTGGCCTTCGTAATCGCACTGGGTTGAGTTGGCCCATTCGTCAAAGGTGCTTTTGTAGCGCTTAACCCGGCGTGCAGAGCTGCCAATGTAGTTCGGCTTGATGCCGGTGCCGACAATGTTGGATGCAATGACTGCCTTGATACGGTTGGCCAGTGCTGTGTTGCGGACCAGATCCTGAGCGCCACCGGCAAGGGCTCTGTGGCCGCTCGCCACTTCGTCGGATGCCCGGGTGGTACGGCGGCTGTAGTTGGTTGTGCGCTTCTTTCTGGCTGCGTCATAGGATCGCAGTTCGTCCAGCACCAGCCGCTGCCTCATGCGGTGGACGGCCTTTTCCGGGTCGAATATTTCGTGCCATTTGTCGATCAGGTTCATGTTGTCTTCCTGAATTTCGCAAGACGAACACCACGCGGCCGGTTGGCGCTCTGGATGCCAAGCTCGGCTTCCATGCGGTCAATGGCCTGCGCCATCTGCTTCATTGACTGGTACTCAACCCAGGTGTCGCCCTCGCGCACGCGCATGACGCCACGGGCGTAGGCTTTCTTGAGGTTGGCAAGCTGGTCGTGGGTGAAGGTTGTCATTCCGTTACTGGCCGCCCATCTATACTGGTGATTTATCCAGTATTAGCACCCTGTTATCGGTCGAAAACAAGTCAGCTCTTGCGGAACCATTTCGCAGGCCGCTTTTTGCGCCTGGGCCGTTGCGGGGTTGCGTCCGGTACCTTTTGGGGGGTGGGGGTTGGCTGGTCAGAACTGACCTCTTCCTTGCCGTACTGGGTTTCTCTGTCCTGCCAGTTCTCCTCGCTCATGCGGTCCAGCCCCAGCATGGCTGAGGCAGCACGGGCGTAGTTGCGGCAGTCCAGGAAGTGGTTGTGGTCGCGGATCCGTTCCCATACCTGAACCAGGTAACCACGGCTATCCGACCGCTCCACCAGAATTTCGGCGGTCAGCTGCTTGAAGTAGTCCTCATTCCATTCGGGGAAGTGGCAGTACCCGGTCGGCCAGTCAGCACCAGCGGCCAGGGCATCATCTGTTGGGCGTGGCAGCAGCAGCCATTTGTACAGCTGCTCTTTCAGTACGTTGACGCCAACCGGCCACATCTTCACGCCACCGTCCTTGCGGATGCCGTCGATGTTGATCTGCACCGGCTTGGGTGTGCCTACCATGGTTGTCAGGCTGCCAACACCCTTGATGGGCCTGAGTCTGCGGGTGCCGATCTGGGCCACGGTGTTGTACACCTCCTGGGTATCGTTCGAGGAGTCGATCAGCGCCAGCTCTATCGGCATGGCTACACCATGCTGGTTGGTGTAACGGGTTTCCAGAAACTTGCTCAGCTGCTCTTTGGTCTCATCAGTCGAGATGTGGCCATCGATCACGCCAATGTCGATCGACCAGCTGCGCTTCTTCCGGCCCCAGGCCACCACTTCATAGATCAGGTAGTCCTTCTGCACGTCGATGCCGCAGGTGATCATCAGGCCGCCTGCAGGTACTGTCCCAATCGGCCAGTTCTCACGGCGCTCATACAGTCGCTGCCAGTCGGGGGCATCGCCTTTTTCTCGGTAAACGTCAGACAATCGTGTGTTTACGAATGCCTTCAGCGCTTGCGGGTTGTCCTTGGCATTGGCGTATTCCCGCGCCAGCGCTTGCAGGGTGATAAATGGGGAGCCCAGAGCGGACACCTTGTACCCTCTGTGATGCTTGATCTCTGGTCTTTTTGGTACCCATTTATGGTGAGCAATGGACCAAAAGCGGTCGTTTTCGCTCCACTCCGTGCCGCATTCCGGGCACACGATACGCGCCTCATCCGGTAACAGGTTGCCGTCCTTGTCTTCCGGTATATGGACGTGCTTGAACCAGTCCAGCTCCTCGGAGTGACCGCAGTGGCGGCACGGCTGGTGAAACACCCTCTGGTCTGACTTGAGGTATTCCTGGTGGATCCTCGACCGGCCCTCTACGGTTGGCGAACAGGCGGTAACTTTCTTTGCCCGCCGACCGAAGGTGGTGGCACGGCCCCAGGCAACCTGTATCGGGTCACCCTCACCGCCGGAGCCGCCCTCGCCTGCCCCCACGTTGACCGGGTACTTGTCGCATTCGTCAAACAGCATGATCCGGCAGGCCCTCATGGCGAGGTCTGTCGGGTTCATGGCTGACACAATGGAGATCTGACCACCCGGGAACTGCTTCTGCAGGATGGTGTTACCCTGCCCCCTCCTGTTTTTGCTGAAGATATCCTGCACCACTGGGGTGGCGTTCACAGACTTGACCAGTCGCTCCTTCGACCAGGCCTCGGCGGTTTCCTTCTTCGGCGCCACGTACATGATCGGTGACGGCTCCTGGTGCATGTAGTACAGGGCCGTGTTGATCATCAATTCAGTTTTCATCAGCTGGATGCAGCACATGACCGTGACTTCCTGAACGTCAGGGTCAGTAATAGCCAGCATGGGCTCCCGGGCAGCCTCCACCCGGTCGGTGCGCCACTTGCCTGCTTCGGCTGAGTTGTCAGGCAGGTAGCGGTACTTATCCGCCCACTCAACCAGATTCAGCTTGGGTGGCGGTTTCAGGTTCGACCGAACAACGTCTACCAGGCGGCGTCTAAGGTTTCGCAGGCAACGAAAATGGAGCGGTTCACTCGCTGCCATCATCTTCCTCGATAGTGAAGTCGGCCAGTTCTTCCAGCATCCGGTACACCTCTTCTTCGAGCCGCTTCTCGATAACGCCAGCGTCCTGGTGCTCAAGCTGAGCCGCAAACTTCGGCAGAGCCATCAGGCTGGCTCGAATGGTCGCCAGCGCGTTCCCCAGCTCTTCCAGGATTGCTTCAACGTCACCGTAGCGCTCCTCCTCCACAGCCAGACTGATCTCTTCTTTTTTCATCCGCGCCAGCTCCGTTCTGCGCCGGATTTCATCAATATCGAGATCGTCTGTATCGCTGCTGCCACGGGACTTCTGGAGTTCCCTGTCCTTCCACCAGCGG